CCAATCGAGTCTCCGCCTCAATAACAAGGAGTAAATTATGGCAATAACATCAGCAGTGTGTACATCATTCAAAGTTTTAATACTAAAAGGTCAAATGGACTTTACAGCTTCGACTGGCGACACATTCAAAATTGCTTTGTATACAAGTTCAGTGACTTTAGGAGCAGGCACAACTGACTATTCAACGTCTAATGAAATTACAAATACATCTGGAACGGCTTACACGGCTGGAGGAGCAGCGCTAACTAGCGTCACTCCAACGTCTAGCGGAACAACTGCATTTTGTGATTTTTCTGACGTTTCATGGACAAGTGCTTCGTTTACCGCGAATGGGTGTTTAATTTATAACACGACAACTGGTACAGGCACAGGAACAACTGATGCTGTAGCTGCGATTGCTTTTGGCGGAGACAAGACAGTTTCAAGCGGGACTTTTACAATTCAATTCCCAACAGCTGACGCTTCGGACGCTATACTCAGAATAGCATAAGGAGGTAATTCCTTATGGCTTCAGTTTGGGGTGGTGATGATCCTTCAGTAGCATGGGGACAAAATTCTTGGCAATCTAATATTCTTACCCAAGCCGTTACAGGCTATGGATTAACTGCATCTTTAGGAACTGCAATTGGCAACACCAATGTAGGTTGGGGTTCCGATCAATGGGGTCAAGGTGTCTGGGGTACAGATACTTTAACCGTCTCACCTACTGGAGTTGAAGCTAGTGCTTTATCGGGTCCCGTTACTTGGGGATATCCTACTTGGGGTGGAAGTTCCTGGGGTGGCGTCTATGTTTTAGAAGTCGCCGATGTAATGGGATTAACTGGAGTCTCAGCAACAGCTTCTGTTGGAAGTCCCGATATTAAATATTCATCTACACAAACACCAACCGGTGTAAGTTCAACTGTTTCTTTAGGATCTTTATCTATTAATGCTGGAGCAGATCATACTCAAGGTTTATCCGGACAAGTAGCAACTGCTTCAGTTGGATCATTTGGTTTTGCCTGGATTGATTTCCCAAGTGGGGTTTCGGCCACAACTTCTATAGGAAGCCTTACAATTACCAGTGTAGAATTAATAGATGTTACTGGTGTTTCTGCCACAGCTAGTGTAGGATCAATTAGTCCTACTGAAATGGCTGTGGGCTTGACAGGAGTGTCAGCTACTGGCAGTGTAGGATCAATTAGTCCTACTGACATGACGATGGGATTAACCGGAGTTTCGGCTACAGGCAGCGTTGCCAACATGACAACGTCCAGCGGTGGCGGAATTTTTGCATATGCGGATATTGACACAGGTTCAAATATTACGTATACAGATGTAACAGCACCTTAAGGAGAAAAATAAATGGCTTCGAATTATAATAATTTAGGTATCGAATTACAGGCAACAGGTGAAAATGCCGGTACATGGGGTACCAAAACTAATACAAATTTAGATTTAATCGCAGAAACATGGGGTTATATCTCCATTGATATGGCGGCGGCCGACGTCACACTTGCAATGACAAGTGGTTCAAGCTCAAACGCCAGAAATTATATTTTAGAATTAACAGGAACATTAGCAGGTACTAGAGTTTTAGATATTCCAGCTCAAGCAGGTTCACCTGCAGCAAATATCGAAAAAGGATATATTATTGTTGATAAAACAAATAGAAGCGGTTCAGCTTATTCTTTAACTTTTAAAGTTACAGGAGCTACAGGAGTTACTCTACGACAACTCCCACAAGACAAATCAAGCGCACCCGTAACAACTTTTGTTTATTAGTTTTACCAATGGTCAGTACATTGCAGATAATAGTGGAAATGAATTATTAACCTTTGGGGTTGTAGCCTCAGCTGTTAATGAAGTTAAAGTCACGAATGCTGCAACAGGAACTGCAGGCCCAATTATTGCATCAAATGGAGAAACTAATACTAATCTTCAATTAAGACCCGCCGGAACGGGAAAAATTACGACAGGTACAGCTGCCGCACATTCAACTATTAGTTCGAAGGGAGCTTATAATTTAGTTTTAGAAACTAATGAAGGAACCAATGCAGGAACGGTAACACTTGAAGATGGGTCTAATGGAGATATTACTCTTACCCCTAATGGTACAGGAATTGTTAAGGCTACCGATGCAGCAGATGCAACGGCAGCAGTAAAAATTGCAGGTAAAGAAACTATGTGGGTGCCAGCTACAGCAATGTATGCAACTACAACTAATGGAGCAGAAGCAGCACAGACAGAATTGACAGCAACTAATCCAGAATTAAAAACTTTCGCCTTTGATACTACTACAGCGGAATATGTACAGTTTAATGTAAGTTTTCCCAAATCATGGGACTTAGGTACTGTAACGTTTCAAACAATGTGGTCTGCATCTGCAACAGATACAGGCACAGGTGGATTTAAACTATCAGGAGTTTCTATCGCTAGTGATGTTGATTATGATACTTCTTTCGGAACGGCCGTGGCTAATACATCATTGGCAGCCAGCGGAACGCAAGATGATATGATGGTTAACGTAGAAAGTGGAGCTGTTACTATAACAAGTGCAGCAGTAGACACTAATACTGTTTTTCAAATAGTAAGAGACGTTGCTACTGACACTAATACAGGTGATTTAAGGTTGGTAGGCGTAAAAATATTTTACACTACA